TTTTCGGAATAGTTTTTTAAAACTAAATCTTTCCGATACATTTCAATGTACTTAGGAATATTCATTGGCTTACATATTGATTTTATTGGTTATTTTAAAGGTTAAATACATATAATAGTTATAAGCAATTTGTTTTATTTTTTTCTGCCACGCTCAAATGATTTAATGATTAAAACATTGTAGTTTGAACACTTGGATTATAGCTACTATCATATCTTTTATTTTCTCCTTTTGGATATGGTTCTTGTTTGTATTTTAATTGTGATTTTAATATTTTTATTTGCTTTTTGTCGCCAGTAAAAAATATGTATCTATGTTTTTGCGGTCTTTGCCTTACTGCTAAATCTTGATAATTGTTATTTTTATTTTCAGTTACCGATTTACTATGCTTATTTGGATTATTAATATCGTATCGTTCCGTTCTTTTTGCACTTAATCCAGTATAAAACCAATTTGTTGCTTGATAAATATAACCATTATGTCCTTGTGAAGTATCAGCGTAACTAACAATTATTAAATCATTAGGCAATAGTTTTAAGCAAGTTGAAACAAAGTAACTCAATACATTTTTTTCTAATCCATCATTCACACAAAGTCTGTTTAATTCATTTACCTTATGTGCATTTTCAACACCACAAACTCCAATACATAACGCTCTTGATGGTGGACTTCCAAATGTGCAAACACCTATTAAAAAGTTACTTTCATCAAACAATCCAAAGCAATAAGATATACTGCAAAGTCTTTTTGCATAGTGCTTTTTTAGTAACCATTCTTTACTTTGGGAAGTATCAATACTTTTAATTTTATATTTATCTTTTATACTCATACAATTAATGATTTAATGATTTGCCAACGCTCAAAAAAATAAAACAAACAGCTTATAACACGGGTTTGGCAAAATGGCTGTTCAGTAATTCTATTTGACATTCGTTTTTAATTTTAAAGTTTAGTAATTCTATTTAGCTTCGGGTTCAGCCACTTCGCCAAGCACGGGAACGTTATAAGTAACTTTAGGACAACCGCTACTCCAAAAGAATAACGGTGTCGAAAAGGTCTAACACGTCGTCTAATTCATTACAATCACATTTTTTAAAACTAACTTTATAATCTTGTTTGTAAGAAACGACACAGCCCCTAGAGGCATGATAACGTAAACTTTCGTGCCATTCTTCACTCTCATAACAATAAGGAACTGCACATCCTGCAATGACTTTTCCGCATTTACATTCAATTATTTGTATCATAATTATTTCTCTTTTTTATAAGTTTCTAACATTTCGGACATTGTTTTATTCCAATTATTAATATTATAATTTCCTTTTTTTGTTAACCATAAGCCAAAATCTATCATTTCTTTATCTTTTTCAATCTGTTTAATTCGAGACCTTTCATTACTTTCTTTTATCCATTTACTAGGATTTTTAGAAACTATTTTTCCTAATTTTTCACTCAATTCTTTGTTTTCTTCAGTTTGTAATCCCATAATAAAAGCTACTTATAACATCGGTTTTGACTTATTGCCGTTTTCGGCTTCATTTAATGTTGGTTTTGTATCAGTTTTCATTGTTTTAAATTTAAAGTTGGTCTTGTATTTTCGGCAACAAGACAAAGCCACGAAACGTTATATTCCAGCTTCAAGCAACTTTGTAACCAAAGCTACTCTGGCTGTTTATTTACGTTTTTTCTTTTTTGGAGTCTTGTTTGTATTTTTCTTTTCTTCTTGTTTTCCACAATAGAAATCTTGTAATGCTTTAAATTCTTTTTTATTATTTAGCATATAATCTTGTCCCCAATTTTTACTTTTAGGCATCTTTTTATTTTTTATAAGTTAGTATTTGTTATTGAAAAAAAAGCCGAGAATATAACAATCGCTTGTGAAAATGGCTTTATTTAGCACGCTTGTAATCACTTGGTTTTATTGGGTTTATTAGTGTTTTACTTGTAATTATTAGTGAGTTTGAGCACGCCACTTCCACAAGCTTTACCGTTATATGCTATGATACAAATCTGCACTTAAAACAGTATCTCTACATTCTTTCCCACAAGTTGGACAATAATTTATTCTAATTTTTGTGCCTAAAATATGAGGCATTAAATATTGTTCTTCTCCTAAATGGTCTAATTTAAACCATCCATATTCCTTGACGTTTTGCTTGAAAAAATCACAGCATATAACATCGGTTTGCACGCATTGTGGCTTTGGGTCTGTGTTTGAATTTTTAGGCATAATTTAAAATTATTTGATTGTTTGTTAATATTGTTTCTCACTCGCCACAACGACGTGCAAACCGAAGAACGTTATGGTCAATGCTACGATTTTGTTTCTAAAGAACGTATCTTTAGCATAGTATCTGCAATTCGATAACAAGTAATTGATATTTGTTCATCAGCTTCGCCCATACTTGCGCATTTTAAATCTTGCAATACCATTCCGATATTTGGTTGTGATAACAATGCTTGTAACGCTAATCCAGCGAAATTATCTCTTAATGTAATACAATCTTCTAATCTTGCTTCACTTGCGTAAACTCCATCAGGATTTGACATTCTTGGATTACTTGGTTTTTCTAAATTCGTTTCCATAATAATATTTAGTTTTATGAACCGCCCTGCACATAACAAGTGTTTGGCAAAAAAGCGGGTTCGGTTATTAATTTAAAATCTGTTTTGTGTCTTTATAATTTAGGCTTAATCGAAGTTTTAGGCTTGTTTATCCGCTTCTTCGCCAAGCACTCGGACGTTATAAGCTATTATAAAACGTATTGTACGCAAATTCAGCTTCTTCAATTGTATCGTGTTGCGACAAAGTAGTAAGTGCTTTGTTTTTACCTTTTTTTACTCTTGCTATAAATTTACCTTGTGGTGTTTTAAAAACTCCCTCTTTATACGCATAATCAGTAATAATTTGTCTTTTATTTTGTACGGATTTTGAAAACTCATTGTATCTTCTCATAAGAATAACAGCTTATAACAGCAATTACACGCTATTGCTATATTGTGATTAATTTAAAAATTGTTTTGTATCTTTCAAATCCGTGTTAATCTGAAAGATAGTTTTGAACTTTTACGCAACAGACGTGTAGTTGCGGAACGTTATGTGCAAGTGCTACCATAGTGCTGTTTGACGAGTTTGTTCTTCAAATCGTTTGCAAGCCTTTCGGTAATAATCTGCATCAATTTCATATCCTATAAGTTTTCGTTTCATTTGGTGGCAAGCTATGGCGATACTTCCACTTCCTAAATGTGTATCTAAAATCAAATCCCCTTCCTTTGTGTAGTTTTCAAGTAGCCATTTGTATAGTTGTGTGGGCTTTTGTGTCGGATGTATTTTAGTTGTTCTTTCTCCGCTGAAATGATGCCATCTAAACATTCTTGTCGTTCCTTTTATGTTCTGCCAAGCGAGTTCAGCATCAGCCATTGGATTAGTTCCGTTCATCTTATCCCACACAACAAAACCATCTGTCTTACCCAAATAATCAAGAAAGTAATTCCCTCCCCAAATAATTTGATTTTTAGATACTCTTTGCAATTCCGTAAAGTATTCGGGTGGTGGTATTTTATCATCCCAAGTTGTTACTTTTTCATCAGCTAAATTTTTCATCGTTCCCATTCCACCTTTTGCACCACCCTTTACTAAACGGTCGCCAAGTCCATAAGGTGGGTCAACTATTGCCACATCAAAGTAATTGTCACCATAGCTTTTCAAGGCTTGCAAACTATCTCCGTGTATCAATGAAATTCCGTCTTTGGAAACCGCACCAGCACATAACACGGGTTTGGCAAAATGCGGGGTTTCGTCTTTCAATTTATCTTCTGTATTTATCATAAACTTTTGTCTTTCAATTAAACTTTTGTGCTGTTAAGCCCGCACTTCGCCAAGCCTGATAACGTTAGCGGTCATTGCTGACACCGCTCCGAAACATACTTTTCTGCTATTTCTTGAAACGCCCTTGTGTCGTGGTAATATTTTTGAAACACTGGGTTTTTTATCCACGTCATAAAAGCCATATCGGTTATTTCATTCTCTTTTTCTTTAGGGCATTCAATCCAATATTGTAGCAATTCGCATGATTTAATTTCAATCACGTTTTTTATTTTGCAATCTTGCATCCGCTCAACTAATGCCCTAAATTCAAAAGCAAGGGCGTATTTTACAGTTAAACATAGTGGCTCTCTAAATTGCAACGAACCGCTAACAGCAGCTAAACAAGATGGCTGGTTCAGTTCTTTGTTCATAGCTTTGTTGTCTCTTTCATCCATTGTGTTTCAAATTAAGTTTCGAGGTATTAATCAGCCACCTCGTTTAGCTGCAAACCGTTAGCGTAGCTATATTCCATTGTTTTATATATCTTTTAATTCTTAATCAATAAGCCAATATTCGGTTTGAGGTGTTCCGAGTTCAGGATGTTCTTCATAATCTGTGTAAAAAGTTCTTTTGCATTTATCACATTTTCCAGTTCCCCCTTTTTCAAATAATAATACTCTGCCTTTTTTACATGAAGTACATTCAGTTGACCAAATAGGAAATTTACGCAATGGTTTGTTTTCTTCCCAAATCTTAACTGCGTTAAAATATTTTGCTAAATTTTCAACTTCCTCAACAAAGTTTCCTTCATCTTGCATTGTTTTAGCCAAAACAATATGTGTTGAATTATCGTGTTTTTCTTTTCTTATTAAGCAGTATGAGAAATTGCCATCTGTTTCATCTGCTCCCATAACATAAGTTACTCCTTTTATTAATTCGTTGGCTCTGTTTTCAAGTTTTATTACTGCTTCGGTGTTTAATAAAGTATTGCTTGTTGGCTTATTTTCTGATTCGCACATGGCTATATAATCTCTTTCGTCCATTAGTTAGTTTTTTAGTTTCTGCAAATATATAACCTTTGTTTGTTTGTTACAAGATATAGGGGTTTATTTATACTTATTCTAAATTAGAACAAATCATCGGTTTCTTTTGGTACAAATCCTCCATTGCTTACTGTTATTTTTGGTTGGTCAAAGTCGGTGTTTG